TGTAGTAAACAATATCCCACTTATTTCCCCCAAATAATACTACCCACAGTATGACCCCACCAAAACACAACCAACATTCAACAACCCACATAAGCCCACCACAAACTAACCACAAAATACTACACCCCAAAATAATAACCAACTTTTTAGCCCAAAATACTAGACAGCACTTTCCACACCTGCTATAGTGGTCACTGTCAGCAAGGCAAGGCACCCGGCGCTGGGCTTGGGTGCGGTGTTTGGAAAAGGAGAAGGAATTATGGAATTTAAGGAAACAACCGTTAAAAGCTCGTTATATCCGTTTGTGCTACATGTGATAGGGTGCGAGGATGACATCGAATGCTTCAAGTCTATCATCGATGACAGCTCCGACATGGCTGGGTACTGCATATCGTTTAGCGGTAACCGTGATTTTGATAACATGGACCCCACAGAATACAAACTAGAAGGTAAGACCATCTTCGAATGGAGAAAAGAGAACAGAGAGTTATCCGCCAGGGTTCGGGAGCTTGAGAGCAGTTACGATCGTTTGGTTGACGATAACCATGCACTTGCAGTCAATCTGTCCAGGGCCTTGCTTGCAAAACCTGATTATGGCGAGATGCACACCTTTATTGCCGACTTGGAGAAGTGCATTATTGATATTTCCGAAGCTGTTAATGGAGCGATTGAGGTGGTGAACGGATATGAAACAAAATAACACCCAATACGAAATCGGTTACCAAAACGGCTACGACGACGGCTACTGCCGGGGCTTCTCCGCAGGCTATAGAAAAGGTACTGATAAGGCAGAGGAGATAAGCAGGCCAAAATTCCAAGACTACGATAGGCGTTACGAGTACCCAAGATGGAGGGGATAGCATGCAAACGTTCGATAAGGATAGCTCGACAGCGTACGTTCGATACATCGAGGAGAACTGTCCGCATGTGGACGTTTTCCGAAAGCAAATCGGCAACAGCGGCGTGTACGTTCTGGTAGCCGACGGCAACAGTTTGTTCGACACTTCCGAGCTTCACGCCTTCGTGGCGGGTTATCAGAAGGGATATATGAAAGGGAAGGCTTATCGATGAAGACTGTAGAGGTATGCTTGAAGGAATGGGTTGTTATTTGCGGTCAGTTGGCGGCCATGGAAGATTTCATTGAATCTGTCAAGGAACTTCAGGCAAATAAGGATATGGATGACTGGGATAAAGGCAAGGAGATTGGACGTATGCTTAGAACGTTTGATGCCACTAAATCTAGTTTAGGTGAGTTGATTGCGAGGTCTTTAGGTGAAGCTGAAGAAACTGATTCCCCTGCTCAAAGATGATTTCCTCGTTTGCGATTTAGACGAGGGTCTTACTTGGACAGTTGATAGCCACTTTGCAACCGAGGATAATGCGGCGGTTTCAAAGCAGCTTGAAAAGAAAATTATCTCGGTTTCCTCTTTCTATGACCAGGTTTTGGTCAGAGTTAAGTTATAATGCCAAAGTGACGTTTGAAAGGAGGTGATTAAATGATTCGCCGTAAAATGACTACCACTATTTGCGATGTGGTAACGCCTGATGGGGAGATGCTCGGCGAGGCGTCCTATTACGGCAAAATCAGCCCTGCAAGGCTCGCCAAGGTGGCGCGCCGTCTGTACAAGAACCAGCTTGCCACGATCACGAACTATCGAACCGTGCAGGAAACTTACGAGATGGAAGAGGAAGCTTTCATCGCAAACGCAACCAAAGTAGACTAAGAGAAGGAGCAAACAATGACCGCAGAGTTCTATGAAGAGGAAAAGGCACTCGCTACCCAGCAGGCTGCAGCCCAGCTTGCCAACGGAAACGGCTTCGCGCAGAAGATCGTGCAGGAAGTGAACGAGCAGGGCTTCTACACAACGCTCGATATCTCCACCATGGCGGGTAAGAAGGCGCTTTACAGCGCGACAAACGCGAGCGTGCTTCTCCGAGATTTCATGGAGACGCCGCTTTCGGTCGTGAACATCACGTTCGCGCCGTCCGAAATCAGCGACGAGGACGGAAACCCGCTCACCACGCTCGGAGTCTTCCTCACCGACGTGAACGGTACCACCTACAGCTCCACCTCCACGGGCGTTCTCAAGTCGGCTATGTGCATCATCGCCAACTTCGGCGAGCCTGCCGAGTGGGGAGAGCCGCTCACCGTCGTGTGCAAGGAGACCAACACCAGCAAGGGACGCCGTTATAAGTTCCTCGATGTGGAGTAGCGCGAACTTGCGTGATATTCTGGGAGCGTGCGCTTAGGCCGCGCTCCCTCGAAGGGCGTGCCTTAGGGTGCGCCCTTCGTATCACAGCATAAACAAAGCCCGCTTGCGCGGGCTGGAAAAAGGAGCAGGCATCATGGCGAGGAATAGAACGGAACTCGATAAGAAGATATCCCGCGCTCAGAAGAATGCCCGAAACAAACTATACCGCATCCGTCAAAAGGGCGCAATCAACAGCGAGGAGTTCGACCCGCGTGTCTCCCAGGCAGAGCTTAAGCACATGAACGGCTCGCAGAAGAAGGCCTACCTCAGGAAGCTCGAACTGTTCAACGGACGTGCGAACAAGGTTATCGTGCAGCCTGGCAACGGGATAGCGATTCCCGAGACAAAGCTCAAGGCGTACCGGCAGGCGGAGCTTGAGCTTAACGCCGCGCGCATCCTCCGCAGGGCTGGAATCGAGGAGGCGGTTAAGTCGGCGGCGGTGCGCGACATCTCCAAGATTAAGGAGACGGTGAACAAGGAGATTTCAAGGCGCGAGCGTGCGGAGAAGCTGGGCAAGCCGTACAAGCCGCTCAAGAAGTCGGTAGAGTCTATGCGAGGCATTCCCGTCAACTGGAACAAGCTTGACATCGACTACCTTGCAAAAGCGCAGAGCTACTACGACCCCGTGTTCAAGCAGTGGAAGCCAGGCGAGCGGAACAAGTTCCAAGACCTCGTGCCCATATGGATGCGCGAGTCCTTTCCCTCCGTCAAGTCGGTAGAGGAGCAGACCAGGAAGGCGAAGGAGGCAAAGGAGCGAATCAAGGTAGCCAGGAAGCGCTACCCGCAATACCGCGAGGCTCTCATCGAGAAGGCCATGTTCTCCGGCTATCCCGAGCTTGCCGAGGCGATACGCGCGCTCACCTACGCGCAGCTCGACTATCTGCACTACTACACCGACTTCGATGCTTGGGGTTCCTTCTTCTCATCTCAGAATGGCTATATCGCTGGAAAGCAGGCGCTGTTCGAGGAGCAGCGCGACCAGACGGACGAGGCGGCGGCGCAGATGATGGCGGAGATTCTGCGTGCGAGGCGCATAAGGCCCGGGCAGTCTGGAATATCGAACATCACTTACAACAAGGAATGGCGCGGCGAGAAGGGCTTCGCGAAGGCTGGCGGAAAGCTGGGGAGCAAGGGATTGGACCCCGAGATCATCGAGACGATGAGCAGGGCGTCCATATCAGGCTCGCGCCTCGGGTTCAGGGCGTCCATCTTCGATTACAAGGAAAGCAAGGCGGAATCGGCCGACAGCGAGCGCATGCTGCATGAGCTTTCCTACGAGATCGCGCGCCAGATAAGGCACGGGAAATGATAGAGTACGCGAGCGACTTCGAGACCACGACGCAGGCCGATGACTGCCGCGTTTGGGCCTGGGGGTGCGCCAACGTGTGCGATGAGCCAGAACCGACGTTCGAGAGCGGTACCGACATCGAGTCGTGGCTTGCGCACGTCAAGTCGAACCCAGGCCGCTATTGGTTCCATAACCTGGGATTCGACTCCCGCTTCGTCATGTGGTACCTGCTCGACTCTGGGTGCGAATGGGTGGAGAAGAAGCCCGTGGAAGGGCAGTTCTCCACCGTCATCGACAACATGGGCAAGATTTACTCGCTCGAGATAGGCAACGAGGGCGGGAAGCTTGTTCTGGCGGACAGCTTCAAGAAGATTCCGATGAGCCTCGCGAGCGTCGCCCAGGCGTACGACCTGCCCATGGCGAAGGGCGATCTGGACTACGAGGCATATCGAGAGGTCGGGCACGAGCTGACGGACGATGAGATGGACTACCTATCCCGCGACGTGCTGATACTCGCAAGGGCGATGCACAAGCGCCTCGAAGTCGGAACCAAGCTCACCACGGGTGCCGACTGCCTCGAGACCTACAAGGACATCATAGGCAAGGACTTGTGGAACAAGTGGTTCCCGCACCTCAACCCGATACTCGACGCCGAGATTCGCCAAGCGTACCGAGGCGGCTACGTGTACTGCAACCCGCTTCACCAGGGCAAGGTCGTTGGCAAGGGGATAGCGTTGGACGTCAACTCGCTTTACTCGTGGGTCATGCGAACGGCGCTGCTACCCTGGGGCATGCCGAAGCGAGGGCGCGGCAAGCCGAAGGAGAGCAAGGACTACCCGCTTTGGGTCGCGGAGGTGCAGTTCGACGCCGTTCTGAAACCTGGAAAGCTGCCGTGCATACAGATGAAGAACAACATGTTCTACCGCGACCGCGAATACACACGCGAGACGGTAGAGCCAATCGACCTCTGGGTGTCGTCGGTAGACTGGAAGCTGATATGCGACATGTACGAGGTAACCGTGTACGCGTGGGGAGCGCACTACCTGTTCCACGGTGCCGAGGGGATGTACAACGATTACGTCGATTACTGGACTGCCGAGAAGATAGCGGCGGGCAAGGAGGGCAACCTAGCGAGGCGGCAGAACGCCAAGCTGTGCCTCAACAACCTGTACGGAAAGTTCGGCCAGAAGGTGGAGGTGCAGGGCAAGGTTCCAGTGCTCGACGCCGACAAGGTTCTCCACCTGCTGCCAGGCGACAAGGGAGAGCGCGAGCCCGTGTACATCCCAAGCGCGGTGTTCATCACCGCATGGGCGAGGAACAAGACGATACGCACCGCTTGCGAGTTCGGAGACAGGTACCTTTACAGCGACACCGATTCCATCAAGGCGCTCGGCACCGACATACCAGACGATGTGCACGTTGACGATTACGAGCTTGGCGCGTGGGCGTTGGAGCAGACGTTCGACAAGGCCATCTTCCTGCGGGCGAAGACCTATGCTACGTACTCAGACGGGCTTTGCGAGTACATATGCGCTGGAATGCCGAACAGCCTCAAGGAGGTCATGCGCTTCGAGGACTTCAGGGTGGGCTTCACCACGCTCGGAAGCGACAACCCCGATTACGCGAACACGGACAACTGGAAGCTCGTGCCGCACAACGTGCCGGGCGGTTGCGTTCTTGTGCCAAGGCCGTTTACAATACACGGGTAGCGAAGGGAGGTGATTCAATGGCAGTTGTTCAAGGTTTTGACTGGTACGCGGTCATCGCGGCGCTTATCTTCATCCTGTTCGACTTCGCTACGGGTATTTGCAAGGCCGCTTACTACAAGCAGGTATCATCGACCATCATGCGCGAGGGACTCTACCACAAGTTCGCGGAGATTCTCGTCATCGTGCTGGCAGGCGCAATCGACGTCGCATGCGACCACCTGGAACTTGGGTTCGACACGCCGATTCTAGCGGTGACATGCGCCTACATCGTTCTCATGGAGATCGCGAGCATCCTCGAGAACATCGGCGAGATGAACCCCGACCTGGAAAACAGCCCAGTTTTCTCTATTTTCAAGAAGGAAGGCAAAACCAATGGCAAGCATTCGGGGAATTGACGTTAGCTCGAACCAGCCTGCGGACATCTGCTCGCTGGTGGACTACGATTTCGCGATCGTGAAGGCTACGGGAAACCCGCCCGGCTACTCGTGGAACTACAAGAACCCGTACATGGAGCAGCAGGTGGACGACGCGCTCGGAAAGACTGGGTGCGCGGGGCTTTACCACTTCACGTTCGGGCGCGCCGCCAAGGAGGAGGCGGACTTCTTCTGCGACACGGTGGGCGATTACGTTGGGCGCGTCATGCTGGTCATCGACTACGAGGGGCAGGCTATCGACAACGGGCGCGAATGGCTCCGCACGTTCGCGCAGCGCATCAAGTACCGCACGGGCGTCAACCCCGTCGTGTACGCGTCAAGCTCGGTCATACGAGACCAGGATTTGGAGTCTTTGGCCGAAGAGGAGGATTTGTCGCTTTGGAGTGCGAACTACTGGCGCGGCTACGATACCGTGTACGGCTACGACACGAGCGGGATGAAACAGGATATCCCGTCGAGCGCGCTCTGGCAGTTCACCAGCCAGGGAGTGCTCGACGGCTACGACGGGTACCTTGATTTGGACTTGTTCTACGGTGATTACGACACGTGGCAGAAATACTGCGCGCCGAGCCAAGCGCCCGCAGAACCTGCTGAACCAAGCGACCCGGAAGGAGGAAACATGCTGACGGAACACCAAGACAGGCTTCTTGCCGTTATCTACGAACAGCAGGTCGGCACATATGACCCGACGGGGCGCGGCATCGAGCTTAACGACCATGACCACATCAAGTGGATTGGCAAGGCGGTTTCAGACAACGGAGCCGCGATCGAGGACTTGAAGGCGCGAATGGACTCAATCTCCGACAAGCTTGACGAGCTGCTAGCCAAGCGCTAGCTTCGAGTCAAGCTCTCGGCGAACGGCGGCCTCAAGCTCATCGTGCTGTCCGTCATGCAACCAAATACCTCTACGGGCTATAAGACGCAGGCAAGCGCAGTACACGCGGCCTGCGTCTTTTCTTCTGCGCACGGTGCTTCGCCACGTGGACACGAGGTGTTCGTCGCCGCACTTGTAAACGGAAACCTCCACGTCGCACTCCGCTCCCCGCCTGTCCGAATCGGCCTTCATGGTAACTGCCCATGCATGGTTTCCAAAACCGCCTTCCAAAATTATGCGCTCCATGTTCTGCTCCTTTCATTTCAATCGAAATTATGCCACAATGTAAGCGCTGGAGAAGTCCCGTTTCTCTGCCAGTAGCGTAATTCGGGACAGCGGGCCTTGCGGCCACCGAGGCGCGGTTTCAGGCTGGGGACTTTGAGCAGACTGCGGGTGACTTCCGAGCAACAAAAGACCTGAAACGGGAAGTCTCGCGACTGAACCGTTTCAGGTCGATTTAGTTTAGGAGGCAAGAATGGATTTCGACGAGGTGCTCAAGCAGTACGACAACATCCACGACACCGACGGCATCCCCGGTTTCCGCGAGACGCTGGTGTCGTACGGCCAGAGCGTCGGGCAGATTTCCGAGGGAGCCAACGCCCGCATCAGCGAGCTTGAGACTGCTCTGGCTGCAGCGGAGGAGAAGGCAACGAACCTCGCTGCAAGGAACTACGAGCTTATCATCGCGGCGACCGCCCAGGAATCGGCGGAGGAGAAGCCGACCGATGAGATCACCGACGAGGACAGGGACGTGAAGACCCTGTTCGGAAAGAAGGAATAAATGGGAGATGCAATCCTGCATGCGGACAACGCCGCAATCATCAACAAGGTGCGCGCCAACGCGAGCCTCGAATACCAGTCGCGAATCCCCGCGGTAACGCAAGCCAACCTGTCCAAGACCTTCGCCACGCTGCAGGCGTACCAGCCGATGTGGAACGAGTTCATGGACGTTCTCGTCAACCGAATCGCACTCACGCTGTTCAACCAGAACAGCTTCACGAACCGCCTGAAGCCGCTCAAGTCGGGCGCTATGAACTGCGGCGGCATGATTCAGGAGATCGGCGTGAACCTGCTGCACGCGGAGGCCTACGACCCGAACGACACCAACGTGTTCGGCGGAGAGAAAGCCGACGTCGAGGTGAACTACCACCAGATCAACCGACGCGACAAGTACAAGATGCGTGTGAACAACGACCTTTTGGAGGAGGCGTTCCTGAACGACGGACAGCTCGCGGCGTTCGTGAACAACCTGCTGTCCCTCCCGCAGAAGTCCGACGAGTGGAACGAGTACATCATCATGCGCGGCCTGCTCAAGAAGTACCAGGAGGCGGACGGCTTCTTCAACTACCAGGTGCCGAACCTGGGCACGTCCCAAGACCCCGAGGCCGACGGCAAGAAGATCACCGAGCTGCTCCGAGAGGTGTACCTCGATACCAAGGGCTTCTACCGCACCAAGTACAACGCGCTCGGCATGCAGGTAGCGCCCGAGGAGCTAATCCTTCTCGGAACTCCTAAGTTCTTCGCCAAGCTCGACGTGAACGTGCTCGCGGCGGCTTACCATATGGACAAGGCCGACTTCCTGGCCGACCGAACCATCGTGGTCGATGACTTCGAGATGCCCGGCACGCAGTGCATGTTCCTCGACAGCGAGTGGTACAAGTGCATGGACACCAAGCTGAAGACCACGAACATGTACAACCCGTCTGCAGACGAGTGGACGTACTACCTGCACCACTGGGGCGTGTACTCCGCATCCCGCCAGCGCACGTGCATCCGCTTCTCGACCGACGCGACAACGGCCGTCATCGGACAGGCCCGCACGGTGACGGGAATCACGGCTGCTCTCGACCCGACGGTGGATGGAAACAAGGTGCTAGCACCCGGCGCGGACGTCGCGTTCAAGGTGAAGGTCTCCTATTCCGACGGCAGCTCCGACTCCAACGCCTACGCGATCATCACGACCGAGGACGCGACCGCGCCGACCAAGCTACCCGCGAACGTCGTGTACCCCGACACGGGAACCTACGTAGACCGCATGGGCGTGCTGCACGTGTCCGATACGGCCGCGTTCAACAACCTCACGGTAACCTGGGTTTCCACCATCGATGCTACCAAGCTCGCGTCCGTCAAGCTGACGGCGGCAAACAACGCCGCTGCCGCATCGTACGATGGCGGCGCTCGGGCAATGGACGATTCCGCATCGACACCGACCAAGGCCAAGGCGGTTTCCCGCGCGAAGGCCGTCAAGGCGGCAACCGAGGAAAAGTAAATGGGCAACCTGCTGAAAAGACTTCGCGGCGAGAACCCCGAGCCACTCATCGAGGACTCGGGGTTCACCCCTTATTCGTGGCCAACCGACTCGAAGGCCACGCTCTGCCGCGTGCCGTGGGACGCCGAATACCGCAACGTGGTGGACTGGCAAGACCAGCAGCACAAGGACAGCTACTTCTCATCGCTTAAATCCGACTCGTGCGAGTTGGGGTCTATGACGTACCTCAAGCCGAACGACCCGATTTTCGTGGACGTGCCGTTCTCGAAGGCCTACAGCTACAACTACATAGTGGTCGAGAACCCCAAGCTGCCCGTGCCGGGCGAGGTGGAGCCGCGCAAGCTCTACTACTTCGTCACGGCGGTGGGCTACGTCGCGCCGAACACCACCTCGATCGCAGTGCAGCTCGATGTGTGGACGACCTACGGCGACACCGCCGAGTTCGGGCGTTGCTTCGTTGAGCGCGGGCACGTGGCGATAGCCGCAGAGGCGTCCGCAGACGCTGGCATCACCAAGCCGCAGAACCTTAGGCGCTACCTCACGGCGGCGGAGGGCCTCGACATCGGCAACGAGTACGAGTCATCGCATCTGCAGAAAGTGCTCCGAGGAGGCGTCAACTGGTACGTGCTCATAACCGCCACGGTGGATTTGACTGCAGATTGGGGAAGCGCTGCAAGACCGTCGCTCACGGCGGCAAGCGGGCAGGTAACCGATAACATTCCAGAGGGCACCAACACCTATGCGATAATTGCGTCGGACTTGCCGGACTTCATGGGAGAGCTTAAGAGCTATCCGTGGATTGGCAAGGGCATAGTGTCGCTGCAGATTTTCAGCGACACCGTGCTGAAAGTAGACGGAAAGTTCACTTTGCAGGGAGGCGTGACCGCCTGGAAGACGTTGAGCACGCCAGACGATTCTTCCGTTGCTTACGTGGAAGACATCTATGGGCTGATATCCCAGGGGGTTCCCTATAGATACAGGAACCTCAAGAAACTGCTATGCTACCCGTACTCGGTAATCGAGCTGAACAGCTACAACGGAAGCCCTCTTGTTCTGAAGCCGGAGCTGCTGAACTACAACGACCACAGCAAAGGCTTCGATTACGTGGAGGACAGGAGCAAACCCGTCGGCCTCGACCTGCACTCTATGGCGTGCGCCGCGCCAGGGCACACCAAATGCGGCGTGTACCCTTGGAACTACGCGGCGAAGTGCCGCAATGACGGTTCAGTTACGGGGCATTTCGAGAAGGAGTACACAATCGACGGCGGGGAGATAGAGAGGGTGGTTCCAAACGGCGGCTTCATCGACAACGCCGTCTGGTTCGAGGACTTCCCCAAGCTCACCATCGTGAACGACGAGTACGCCTTCTACCTGGCGAGCACGCAGCATACGAGGCAGTGGAGCTACGACTCGGCAGGCTGGCAGCAGGCGAAGAGCAACGCCTCTGCGAGCCTGAGCTACGACCAGGCGCAGCAGCAGATAGCCACGAACAGGGCGAACTGGAACGCATCGACGCAGGGCCTGCTGGGAAACGTGGCGGGCAACCTGGGTAACCTGGCGATGAGCGGTGCGAACGCGCTGGGAATCGGTGCCGAGGTAAGCGGAGCGGCAGACTTCGCGAACGGCGTGCTCGGCACGGTCGCAGGCGCGATAGGCGCTACCGGCTGGGACAACATGCAGGACATCGTCAACAACCTCACGGGACTAACGGCGCTCAACAACACGCAGGCGATGCAGGGCAACATAGCCTCGCAGAACCTCGATTTGGCGCAATGGGCGGCACAGGGAGACTACGAGAACGCGATCGCCAAGATAAACGCTACCGTCCAGGACGCGGCAGTGACTACGCCCTCCACGAACGGAACCGTCGGCGGAAGCGGCTTCAACTTCTCGAACGGCATCTCCGGCGTGTGGCTCAAGGTGAAGGGCATCGACCGAAACCACATGCACATCATCGGCGAGTATTGGCTAAGGTACGGCTACGCGGTGCGCGAGTTCATGGTGCCGCCAGCAGACCTCTGCTGCATGGAGCACTTCACCTACTGGAAGATGCTCGAGACGAGCGTGGAGTGCGCGCTGGCCGACGAGACGTCGAAGGAGACCATCCGAGGCATATTCGAGAAGGGCGTCACCGTTTGGAAGAGCGCCGACGAGATAACCACGTGGGACTTATCGGACAACGACCCGATTTTGGGCGAATACTACTAAGGAGGTGCAGCTTTGAGCAAGGCAATCAAGCAGTGCGAGCTTGTGGACTGGCCCGACGAGATGGACCAGATGTACGGGCGCAACTGGGTGAGAAAGATGTTCACCGCATCCGAGCGGTTCGACCTGATGCAGTACCGACACTGGCTCTGGTACCTTGAATCGCTGGCAATCGGCGCTTTCAAATGGAGCAACGTCCCCGCTGGAATCGACGCGAGGGCGATAGAGTACATCCTGCTGCACTTCGGGCAGGGCGCTTTGTTCATGGACGAGGGCGGCATGCTGTTCGCGGCCGCAGCGCCCGCTGACAACATCAACATGTACTGGAACCCGAACAAGATCATGCTCACCGCTCCGAACGGCCAGACATGGGAGCGCCATTGCGAGAGCTGGGTGCTTGCCGACGGAGACGGCGGTCACCGCGTCATGCCACGCGACGCCGTCATGTGCTTCGACAACATGCGGCGTTTTCCGCTCTATGCGGACATCAGGAACTACGCAAGGCGACTCGCGAGAATCGACGCGATCCTCGACGTGAACCACGGAGCGCAGAGAACGCCGTACATCGTCACGGGCAGCGAGGAGGGCAGGAACTCACGCCGCGACGTCATCAGGAAGCTGGAGAGCAACGACCAGTACATCCAGATGAACAGCGAGCTTTCTGGCAACTTAGGGATGGTTGACGTGTTGCAGACCGTCGCTCCGTACGTGGCCGACAAGCTGCTGTCGGACAAGCAGAAGATTCTCAACGAGGCCGTTACCATGCTTGGAATCGACAACACCAACAACGAGAAGCGCGAGCGCATGATAGACGCCGAGGCTACGTCCAACAACGAGCAGATCATGGTCATGCGCAGGAACCGCCTTGAGGAGCGCAGGAAGTTCTGCATCAAGGCGAACACCATCTTCCAAGACCTCGACATGTGGGTAGAATGGGGCGTTCCGCACGAGCGCACGGACATCGACGCGAAGCCCCTAGGCGGCAAGCAGTCGGAAGACGGCGAATCAGAGCCGAAGGGCGGCAGCGCCCCCTACGGGAGGCGATGAGGAATGATATACAGCGACGAGGCACCGACCCTGTACGACGTCGTGAACCTCTACGGAGAGGACTACGCGGGAGCTATGGCCGACTACCCGATATGGGACGAATCGAAGAGGGCGTGGCTCAACAACCGCATCTACGAGAAGTTCGCGTTCAGGGAGATAGGCGTTGACACGCCCGCGAAGTTCCTATTCTTCCTGCGCCGCCGCATGCACGACATGATGCCGACCGTGAACCCGATGTTCGCGGCGTTGGAGGACGTGGACATCTTGGAAGGGTACGAGACGTTCGACGACGTGTCCGCAGACTCGAAATCGAGCGCCGAGCAGGCCAACCTTTACTCGGCGACGCCGCAGACGCAGCTATCGAACGCGAAGAACTACGCGACGAACCTCACGCAGACGGAGGGCGAGAACACGGGCGAGAGCACGCAGAAGGCTCGCCACTACGGGCGGAGCGGAACCGTCGGCGACATGGTGGGCAACTGGGCGATGAGCGTGAACAACGCGCTCTACATCGTCTACAATGGCATCGAGCCTTTGTTCAACCAGATATGGAAGGAGGACTTCTAAATGGCACTTTGGCAAGACAAGTGCAACCGCCTTGACTTCGCGTACCGAGGGTACCAGTACCCCGTGCCGCCGTCCTGGAAGTACGCGGTGCGCCTCGAAGACCAGATCCAATGGCTGCTGCAGGCAATCCTCAAAGCGGCGGACGAGGCCGTGTCGGCAGGCGACCTGATGGACTTCAGAAACGAGATGTACGATTTCATCGACCGCGTGGCGGCGGCGCTTGAAGAGGAAATCGAGGAGTATTCGCAGCGGCGCGCCTGGTGCTACTCTCCAGTAGACGGTGCGCTTCGCCCTATGGGCGTGGTCGCCCGCCAAGTCTACGATGCGGCGCGCCCGCTCGCGATGAGGTACAGGGAGTTCGACGGAATCGGCATGACCTACGACGCGCTCAAGGCAGAGGGCAGGAAGTACAACGACGTTGACTTCCACAGCAACCTGTACTGGGGCAACGGGAACCTGTTGGCGAACACCACGCCCGCCGAGGCGATTTCAGACCCCGTAGCTGGGGAGCCGGGCGCGTGGAACCCGACGGGCGGAGGTTACTCGAAGGGAACCACCTACTCGCAGATAAACGAGAACGGGTTAATGTACCGGAAGGAGGCGTGACATGGCACTGCCTACTTTCGAGTACGACAGGCGAATCGATATCGTGGAGGCACTGAACGAGCTTTCAACTGCAGCCAATGCGGCCATCGAAGCGGGAGGCGGCGGCACGGGCGGCGGAGTTGCGCGGGCGGACGTAATCGACATCGTGAAGCAGGCGCTGCAATCGGCCGTCCTCACCGACAACGGGACGCTGCAGTTCACGTTGCCCGACTAGAGAAGAAGAATTAAATGGCAGAAACAGTGGCAACCAATGTGGGCGCGGCCAGCAAGACCGCGTTCGGCACCGTCAAAATCGGAAACGGCCTTCATGTCAACCCGTCCACTGGCATGGTTGAGGTTCCTGTGGACACGGCGGCTGGCTTGGGATACGGCAGCAACGGGCTGGAAGTGGAGGTGGACGGCTCCACAATCGACTTCAATTCGGCTGGGCAGCTTACGGCTTTGGGAGGAGGGTTTACACCGTTCACAATAGCCGATGTGGCCGCGACTGGAACCGGTTCTAAAATCGGCAGATGGACTCTATACAATCCAGCTTACAACAATGGACTTCGAAGAACAGTTGCAGGTTTCGTAGGAGAAGATTGGATTTACCTTATAGGAACCACTGTTGATAAGGTTACTGGAAACACCACCAGTTCTGAACTGGTGAACGTCTCATACGATGACCCTATTAGGGTTCCGTATGTAAACGGCATGCTAGTATCAAGCTCCCCCACAAAATTAACGTGCGTGCCAGTATCATACGTAGCATCAACCTCGCAGGCTGGCAATACGTTGTTGAAAGCTACGTATTCGAGTAATCAGGCTCTGTTGATTCTAAGCACGTGTAGCGCAATGCCTAATTTTGCACCTGATAATAAGCTTAATTTCTACTGCAAACTTAATATTCTAATCACAGTCAAATAAAGGGGTAACCATGGCAACAGCAAACTACAGCCTTCCCACCATCTCGGGTGAAGAGGTAATCGACATCGTAGGCGACATGAACGCGCTCGCCAACGCGACAGACGCAGCCTTGAAGAAGGTTGAGCAGGGCGGACTCGACCAGTACGTTCTACCCACGGCGTCGCGCACCGTCAAGGGCGGCGTCATCGTCGGAGACGGGCTTTCCATCACCCCCGGTGGCGTTCTGTCCACCGTATCGCAGGGCGGTGGCGGCGGCACGGCGACCTTGCCAGTAGCGACGTCCGTCACGCTCGGCGGCGTCAAAATCGGCGCTGGAATCACCGTCACGCCCGACGGAACCATCTCGGTACCTGCGTCATCGAGCATCGAGGACGGCGCGGTTACGTCCTCTAAGCTTGCGAGCGGCGCGGTGACGGCCGACAAGCTGAGCGCCAGCGCGGTCACCTCGGTCAAAATCGACAACGGCGCGGTGACCGAGGGCAAGATCGCGAACGGGGCCGTCACGTCCTCCAAGCTGTCAAGCGACGTCTCCGAGGACATCAGCAACGCAAAGTCTCAGGCGGCGAGCGCTTACCAAGGGTGGAGCGGGTCGCCAACGCGCGCCGGCTCCTTCTCCTTGGGTCAGGGCACGATCGAATCCTGGGGCAAGGTCGTTGTAGTCCATTGCGAGCAAATACCCGTTGCAAGCGCCTCGAAAACGCTTATCGGTACTGTTTCAGGCGCATATCGGCCTATAAGCGAAACTACGGGCGTCGTTGCCGCCATCGGCGGTTCTGGAACGGTCAGCGCCTTCCTTAAAGTGGAGACGGGCGGCAACATCTACATCAACCCCGGCTCTGCGGCGGGGCTTAACTGGACCGGCACGCTCATGTACCTCATCAGCTAAGCCATGCCGACGCGGGACAACACGATCATGTACGCCATGTATGTGATCGGCAAGGTGGAATCTGAATGGGACTGGGCGGCGGTATACCGTGCCGACCCCATCACGATCGGGATGATGCAGGAGTACGGGCAGAACGCAAGCGATCTGCTCAAGCTATGCCGCGACGGCGATGCAGAGGGGTGGGCGTCCTTCGCAGCGTCCGCCCCCGACCTAGTGGCCGACGTGGACGACCACGGCGACAGCTGGGACTGGTGGACTTCGCGCTACATCACCGATTCGGAGGCGTCCGCGTGGCAGGACATGGCAGCGCGTCCCGAGAACCACAAGATACAGCAGGACAAGTGGAAGGACGAGGCGGCGCGCTACATCGACACCCTGACGGGGTGGGGTTGGAGCGAGGACAGGCCCCAGACCCTCGTGTACGCCATGTGCATATACCACCAGTCGCCGCAGGCGTGCGGGCAGGTTACGCGGAGCTGCAGCGGCTCCGCGACCCTGGACAACCTGCACGCCACGACCCTTAACCACTGGATTGGCAAGTACGCGAACCGCTACAACCAAGCCTACGACATGCTCAAGGACTGGGACGGGGATAGCGCGCCGCCCGACTTCGGGCAGGTTGTGGACAGCCCGGGCGGCGGCGACTCGGGCACCGTCTCACAGCCGTCGAACGACATCGACCGCGTTGAGATGCGCAACGGGCAGATCGTCGTGTGGGGGCTGTCATCGTACCCGAACGGGCTGATATGCACCTACGCAGCGCCCAACATCTGGATTCCATGGAGCCGCAAGGGCGGCACCGACAACCCAGGCGGCACGACGGGAGGGGGAACAGCGCAGGGAGCAGCAGCGGCGGAGAAGGCCGCCGATCTAATGCGAGGATGGGAAAAACGGTTCTCGTACTCGCAGGGCGCGGGCAGGCTGTCCCCCGAGAGCAGCGGCTACACCGACTGCAGCGGAGTCATCTGGTACGCCTACCAGCAGGCGGCGTCCCTGGACGTCGGCACCTGGACGGGGGAGCAGGCGGAGAAGGGGCGGCAGATAGCATGGGGGAACAACGGCATGCCGTACAATGTGGAGACGCTCTACGGCATGCGCACGGGCGACCTCGTGCTAATCGACTGGAACACTGTCACGTCCCCCGGTAACACGAGCTACGACCACGTGGAAATGTACATGGGGGACAACAAGCTCATGGGGCACGGAGGCGGAACGGCCCATCCGATGGGGCCGTACTGGAAGGACGATATGCTGGCATACATGCGCAATGTAGCGACTTGGGAAATCAGGCGGTACGCCGAGTAAAGGGCGTCCATCGGGAAATGAAGGTTATCAACATGCAGAATATTCTAGAAAAAGATAATATATCACCCCGACGGTACTACCCCGTAGCTAAGACGTGCAGCTACGGCGCGCCTTTGACGCTCATCATCTCGGCTCGCAGCTACGGCAAAACCTTCGGGTTCGTACTCAGAGGATTAAAGAGATGGGCGAAAACTGGCGCGCAGTTCGCTTGGGTTCGGCGCTACGACGACGAGACCGCGAAGACGGCCCCGACGCTGCTAGACGACGTCTTGTCTCATGGGTATATGGAAGGGTATGAGTTCCGTTACGTCGGGCGGCGATGGGAAGGCAGGAAGAGCGGAGACGATTCGAGGCCCTGGGCTACGGTATGTCACTGCCTGACGCTTAGCATGGGACAGAGCTATAAAGGCGTGGCCTTCCCGCTCGTGGATACGGTCATCTTCGATGAGTTCATCCGAGAGGTGAAAACGCCGCCCGGGTACCTTCGGGAAGAGGTAGGCGTTTTCCTAAACCTGCTTAAATCGGTTTTCCGCGATCGCCCGCGCGTGCATGCCTTCGCGCTCGCCAACGCCTGCGACCTTACAGCACCGCTGCTCGCGTTCGCGGGAGTTCGCAGTGAGTCGCAGATAGCAACGCCTTCCGGGTACTCCTGGCATAATAATAAAAGCGTCCTCGTGCACTTCGCGCACGATGCCGAGTTTATGGCCCAGGAGGCTGAAACGGTCGTGGGCAGGCTCGTGCAGGGCACGCCGTACGCGGGCGTTATGCTCGGTAATCAGTTCGCCAACGGAGGAGACAACCTGATCGGGTCGAAGCCCGCGCGGGCTCGGTACCGGTACGGTTTCGTATTCGAATCTGAGCGTTTCGGCGTATGGAGCGACGACGTGACGGGCGTGCTATACGTCAACGGCAAGATTCCAAGCGGTGCGGGGATGCTGTTCACCCTGCAAGCAGGCGATATGTCCGTCGATGTCGTCATGGTGGAGCGCGCGGCTCCATTCGCAAAAGCGATCATGCGCCTTTTCGGCTTCGGGCGCGTTCTGTTCGATTCCGCGGCGACGCGTGAACGCTTTATAAAGATGCTCGGGTTGTGCGGCTTGCGCTAGTGTGCAGCCGCTGCACATAATAAAGCCCCGCTTTTGCGGGGCTTTCTTAGTGTATGCCTTGCTTTGGCATGACTACGAAGCGGCCTACTTCCTCATGGTTCGAGGCTATGAAACGGCCGCGCATAACCTCATCTGGCAGTCTGTCGATAATTACGTCCCAGCCGCCCGCCTTCGCCACTTTTAACACTTTATCGAGTAGTTTAGGGTCGTAGCTGTTGCCGCGCGCCTGCGTAGGCTCGTCTATGAGGTGCCGCCAATTGCTCGGATTTATAGGCTCGAAATCCATAGGCAAATAGAAGGCAACGCGGTCTTTGGCCAAAACGCGATCGTCATCGCCGCCGAAGGTACATGGGTGGCATTCGGTCGTCTTAAAATCAACCTCAATGGCCATATGGGTATCCGTGGCGATTATCGCATGGCGGGCTGGGCTGTACCAAGGGCGCTCTAATCCCTTGTGCGTGCTCGTTCCTTTAACCTTTAAAGAGCAGGCGCAGAGAGCTTTATAAACCTTGCCAGTGATGTATTCTTCGAAGCACATAATCAAAACCTCTCAATCAGGATGCAAACGGCCACCGCCTGCACCAGTCCTAAAAACGCGAATTGCAAACTTCCGAAAACGATTAGCAGGGCCGAACTAGTGGCGATCGCGACAAGCGCGGCCCTGCCGGGCTTAACCCTCATGCGTAGGCCTCCTACTTCTCAACCCAAGCATTCAACGACCACACGTTACACGAACCGCCTACAAGCTTCGCGAAGGCCTCAGCGCTGGCCTTAGACTCGAAGAACGCATTATAATAATCCTGGCCGTTATTATAAAAACTCGGTAAACACGGGTCTTCTCGTAGCTGATTCCGTTGATTTCGGTTTCCATGGTTATTCCTCCCAAATATTGGAATCGCTGCACTTGAACACGCGTGACACGATCATATAGGCCGCACGGTCTTCCATGTCGCCGTATTCGTTAAGATCGTCCACGTTGTCGAAACCTGCTAGCCGGTTGATTAGGCAGTCTTCAAGTTCGAACCAAACGAAATCATTTATATCTGTGTCTGTGACAGTTTCCGCACACTCGAAAGCAGATTCGATTTCCGAGTTTATAACGTCGAAAACGTAATCATTCGGGGCCAACTGGTCAACGGGGGAATCTTTTACGATCTCGCATGCATCATCGATGATACTTTTAGCGCCTGACCAGAAATCGAAGCTTGAAATTGAAAACTCGTGTTCGACTACGTAACGCATAACCTGCTCCTTCCAGATCGCGCACCCAAGCCCAGCGCCGGGTGCCTTGCCTTGCTGACAGTGACCACTATAGCAGGTGTGGAAAGTGCTGTCTAGTATTTTGGGCTAAAAAGTTGGTTATTATTTTGGGGTGTAGTATTTTGTGGTTAGTTTGTGGTGGGCTTATGTGGGTTGTTGAATGTTGGTTGTGTTTTGGTGGGGTCATACTGTGGGTAGTATTATTTGGGGGAAATAAGTGGGATATTGTTTACTACA